AGCCACCCTCACGGATGGCTCCTACGCTAATTCTTCAACGCTACATACAGCGCACATCCTGCAATGACGTAGGCAATGTTGCGTTGTTTTTTAATCCTCTTGATTTTTAGGTTGTACTCTTTTTCTAGCTCCGCCAAGGATTGATTGGCATTCTGCAATAAGCTCTCCTGCTCTGTTATTTTGATTTTCAAGCTCAGACATATACTGTCCAGCTCTTTCAGTTGATTCTGCAGCGTCAGCAGCTTGCTGTTGGCTGTCTTTAACTCGTTCCTCGATTCCTGCAACGCTGTCTGTGATTGCTCGTTGATTTTCGCCAGCTCGCTTAAGTTGTTGCTTAACTTCCGATACTGTGATTCCGTCAGCACGTACTCCGTCACCTCGTCCGTGTAAATAGGAGAACCAGCATAGCAAGGCAACTGCCAAAACAAGCAGGCAACACCTAATAATACTGCTGTTAAATAGTTTCTGTGACACATTATCTTACCTCACTTAAGTTTTTACGCAGCGTAGCACAAAATGTTTTTAACCACATATCAACCCTCCCAAAGATAATAGCCAGGCACGGATCCGCCCTCGCGCATATCTACATGCACAAAGCCCTGCGATTCATACGTACCGACAGAGTCAAAAATCTGCTTGCAGATGCGCGCCAGCTCACGCACGCTCATATCATCAACATAGATATCGGCAGCGGTGCCACGCACATGCTGGCTGTTCCATACGCCACCGACGGCACGGTTATGACTTGGGCAGCGGTAGCCGCTGGAAATATAAACAGGCTGATTAATGCGGGCCCGCAAACGCTCCAGTCCCAACAGCAGCGCCATGCTTATGCCGCCAGCAGGCAGCTGCCCACAACAGCGGCAGGCAAATTCAGACTCCGAAAAATGCTCAGTTAACATAATTACGCCTTCTTCCTTTTGATAGCTTCAATGAGTCCTGCAACAGCTTCTATGCCGGCATCGTTCAGGTTCTCGCAGATACTGAGCAGCTCCGTAACAACCAGATACCCAGCCACTAGCGGCACTGCCCATGCAGGCTGATGCAGCGCCAGCATAGCGATGTCAACCAGTACAGCCGCCAGCACGCACAAAATATAGACTACAATCTTGCCCACAAAGCGGTGCTTCATTACCTCGCTGGAGATAAGGCCCTCGGAGCGGGCAGCCTTAATGCCTATAATAATCTGTAAAACCGACGGTTGCAGCAGGCCTGTGTTTTGCAGGCGCCTGTAAGACAAGCTCATCCAGCGGGTGAAGCAGTCCAAAAACACCAGCGCCGTAAACGCCAAAAACAACACTGCGTGCTTGTGCAGCAGCACCGCCAGAATGGCAGCCATAACAGATTTGTAGCTAAAGCCTTGATACAAAGTGTGGGCTGCATTTGCAGCAGCATAACGTAAAGCCATGAAGTCCAATTTAATACCTCCTAAATTTGAGCAATAAAAAACCGCCTGCGCTAAGCAAGCGGGTTAAATCAATTTTCTTACTTGTGTTTGACGGCCCATTCAGCACGGGCTTGATTAAGGGAAATATGATTAGGTCCAGCATCATCATCCGGATACTTCTCTTGATACCAATCTGCTTCCCAATCGCAGACCTTGCAGATTTCACAAGGATAATCTTCCATTTCAGCTCCGCATACAGGACAGATTCTAATGTTTGCCATGTCTGGCATTCCTCCTATATCTTCTTTCAAATTTTTGTGGACTCATTGAATATAAAGACCACATACCGTCATTAGGATTACCAACAGCATACCAATGCCTACGAGGGTCATAGCGTACTATCGTATTACTTGATGATTCAAGATAGCCTCTTATGCCACCAGGTGTTACAGCAGATTCAAGCAATGCAATGCCTGCATTTACATAATCATCAGCAGACATACCAGAAAATGCTTCTTCATGCAGATGTTTTCTAATATGATACTCACGGCGCTCCTTGTCAATAAAATCTTTCACTAAAAATATATTAGAGCCTGTTGCATTTAGCTTAACTCTTTTATGGATATTTTGCAAGCTTTTATTTTGTGAACCACCGCCAGCCTTAACAAACTGCCCTGCATTATCAGGTTGTCCTCTAGGTTGGTCTGGATTATCATCTGTGATAATATCAGCAGCACGCCTTAAAGGACTGACGAATTTCCCTTCCAAAATACGGGCGGCAAGCAACAAATACCTTGTAAACATATTATATCTCCTTGAAAGAAATTACAAGCATTACATTTCTAATAATCTGTTACACTAGGTGTTTGCTGATTGATAGAAGCAGAATAGGAAATAGAAAAGTTATGTATGTCGATATTTACACAATAAAAATATAAAGTATAAGTTTTGTTTGCTGACACCCCGACATATACTGTGCAGCTTCCATCACTCGGGCCATCAAGCCATGTTTTTTGGGAACTATTGTTCCAAAGAGAACTAGTTCCTATATTACCATCACCTGTTGAATCGGCATATTCGTTTTTAATATAAGCCTTGACAACCTTGACGCCATCGGGAATGGTTACATTGAAAGTCCTACTCGGCCTATAGTTTGTATTAATCAAGAAGGTTTCCTCTCCGGGTAACCCGTCATCCATCATCAATTTATTTAGCATAACATCACCCCTTAGCTTGCGCTCAACGCAATAGCCTGCACAATGCTGGTCAAGCTACCGATATTATTTTTGCCCAAGAAAATGTTTACCAGCGTACCTGTTGATTTGATAGCCACATTGCTGGCACTGCCTACATAGCTTAAAGTGCCTGCGTTGGTAATGGTCAAGGCATAGTCACTGCTTGCAAAAAATCTCGCACTGAATACAGTAAACTGCTCATTGGATAACGCGCTGGCAATGGTTGACATATCAAGCGTAAAAGCACCTGTTGCCGCATATAACCCTCCAGAAACTGCGGGTGTAGCACTTGTACCGCTGACTACATTCGCAGTGTAGCGTTCAAAGCCAATGCCCAGCGTCTTAAAGTGCTGCGCTTCACCCCACGTGTTCGCTATGCTCATTTTGGCATAACCATCCAGCGATTGATGGGCAGTGAGATAACCTGCGTCATTAGCAAAAGCAGATACCTTGGTAGGTGTATCGCTCAGGTCGCTGTAGCTGCCAGACGTTGCAACTTTGGCAAGGTCGGCGGTGTTCGCCTTGGTGTCAAGCGTGGTGCGGGCTGTAGCGTCTTTAATGTTGTATTTTATGCCGTTAATGGTTAATGATTTCATGTCAGGCATGAATTAGCACCTCCTATTTTTGAGCACGAAAAAACAGCCTGCATTAAGCAAGCTGTTTCAATGGTTTAATTATTATTTTTGCTTTTGTTTTGCCTTCCACGCAGCACGGGCTTGATTGAGTGAAATACCTAACTCCCCACCATCGAAATCTGGCTCCAATTCCAACACTGCGTCGTCAATCCATCCGCATACTTTGCAGCCTAAGAAGCAGCAATCAAGTGGATTTGCACTGCGTCTCGTAAATTCATATTGACCACAAACAGGACATAAGTGTTTCATTTTTTGTTTCCCTCTGCCTTTCTCCACACTTCATAGTAAATAGTTTTCTTCGTAGGCTTAAACATAGTAACAACTCCAGTAAAAACATCAGCTTTTACATAGTCGTTGTTGTACGGATCGTAGCGAACCACAATGTTTTTACCAACTTCATAGCCACGTATGCCGCCAGACTTGGGTGCTTGTTCAGCAAGCCAAACTGCATGTTGCTCGTATTGCTCTTTAGTCCATCCAGGATACTGTGAGCCATGACGTTCCCAATGCACATCAAGCTCAGTCCGAGAGCCAAACGCAGGTGTTGCCAAAGTACATTCCCCACCTTTTACAAGTTTACCCCTACGCCTGTCTTTTTGCAAGGGTTTTCTTGGTTCCTGCTGTGGCTTTAATGACTCACTGCCACCACCCACCCCGTCCGCTTCACAAAAGCGTCCGTTTTCAGGACTATGGTGCGAATTAAAATCAACAGTCTTGCTCCAAAGAGGAAACGGTTCAAGCAAAATCATGCTTGCACGTCGTAATGGGCTGATATATCTATGCCTGCGTGGAGAGCTGCCAGAACAAACCATTCTGGCAGCTAACAATAAATGTTTTACAGACATCCTACATCTCTACCGCTTCGATTTCCTCTTTCGTGGCAGCCGCTTCAACCTTTTCTTTCGCCACTCTGTAGTTAGTGTGTAGCGTATTGGAGCGTACCGCAACGGCGGCGATAACCATACGTAAGTCTGTAGCGGTGACTTTAACGTCCTTGTTATCCGCTGCAGTCTAGTCAATGCTTGCCCCCTCGCCCTGCAAATCCAAAGCGATAATGGCGGCATTAATGCGGTCACGTGCCTTGTCGT